AAACAGTAAATTTAGCAGACTCCACAGATAATTTTATGAACATCACTGGAGTCCAACTAGAAGTAGGCGAACAAGCCACACCATTTGAGCATAGGTCATTTGGGGAAGAACTAGCTTTGTGTCAGAGGTATTTTAAAAGAATAGAAGTAGGAAACAATATAAGAATCAGCACTTCTGCTTTTGCAGACACAACAACAAGAGCAAGATTTGTAATTTATCATAATCCAGAAATGAGAAGCACACCTACTGTCGCAGAAACTAATCTTGATTTAGGAGGAACAGATATAAATGCTATTGCTACTACTGGGTCAACTGACTTGAATGATGTTATAATTACTAGAGGTTCTGGCTCACATTCAACTGGTGATATTCTAGACGTTCATCAGGGTTCTAATACAGCAACATTAGACTTTGCAGCGGAGCTTTAAAATGGAAATACAAAATGCAAAATATCACGAAGAAAATGGCGAGAATGTATGTATTACTTGTACTTTAAATGGAAAGAACACAGCGATACCAATAGACCCTGCCAACACAGACTACCAAGCAATCCTTGAATGGGTAGCTGAAGGCAACACAATAGAGGCTGCAGATTAGAGGTATTTCCCTTTTTATAAATACTAACAAAGGGGAATATTATGCCATCTCAACAACTTGAGTTGAAATCAGACATTACCAATCTTTTCAAAGACCTAGAGTCTATTGCAAAAGAAACTAAAGTCCATGCTCCTCATGTCCCCAAAATAGAAAAATCAGACATAACAGAATTATTTTCTGGACTCAATGAAGCTCATGAAGAAGCAAAGATTGAGGTAGAGTTACGATTATCTAGAGAAGAAAAAGAAAAACTAGAAACATTTACAAATCTGGTAGATACGTTTAGTGAAATTACAAAGCCAGAGATAATCGAGACTCCAGAAGAAACACCAGAAGAACAACCAAAACAAATTGATGAAAGTGCTAAACTAGAAGCACTTGAGGAATTATTCTCCACACTTATAGAACCAGAACCAAAAGTTCTGGAAGAAGATTCTGAAGATATTGTAGTTGATGAGATTAAGGTAGACGAAGTATCTGAAGAACAAACTCCAGTAGAGAAAACTGCAACTCTGATTGATAAGGTCATTGATAACCTTGATAGTCTAGAAGAAAAGACAGAGATAAAAGAGGAAGTCAATCAGATAACAACTCTACGAAAAGAGTTTGATAATTTTAGAGCTCTTATTTCACAACAAGTTGCATCATCACAAATGTCTGGTACTGGTGGTGGTGAAGTAAGACTTGAATTTTTAGATGACATTGATAGAGATAGTGTAAAAGTAGATGGTAAGTTTTTAAAGTATCAAGCATCTACTGGTAAATTTATTGGTGCAGACTCAGCAACAGTAACAGATGAACAACTACAAGATGTAGTTGGTGGTATGATTAGTAGTAATACTGAAAGTGGTATTGCAGTAACTTATGATGACACAAATGGAAAGTTAGATTTTGTTGTTGGTACACTTAATCAAGACACAACTGGTTCTGCAGCAACATTGACAACTGCCAGAACCATTGGTGGTGTTTCTTTTGATGGTTCAGCAAATATAAACTTGCCAGGAGTAAATACTTCTGGTAATCAAGATACATCTGGAAACGCTGCAACAGCTACAGCACTAGAAACTGCTAGAACTATACATGGAGTAAGTTTTGATGGTACTGCAAACATAGATTTATCAGAGGTTATTCAAGATACAGTTGGTACAATGTTTAGTAGTAATACTGAAACAGGTATTACTGTAACATATCAAGATACTGATGGCACTATTGATTTAGTCGTTGGAACTCTTAATCAAGATACTACTGGAAATGCAGCCACAGCCACAGCTTTAGAAACTGCAAGAACTATACATGGTGTTTCATTTGACGGCACTGGTAACATAGACTTGACTGAAGTTATTCAAGATACAGTCGGTGCTATGTTTAGTAGTAACACAGAAACAGATATTGCGGTCACTTATCAAGATGGTGATGGGACAATAGATTTAGTTGTAAGCGACATTTCAGGTAATGCAGCTACGGCAACTGCATTAGAAACTGCTAGAACGATAGCTGGCGTATCATTTGACGGAACTGCTAACATTAGTATTGCAAGTACGAATCTTTCTGATACAAGTTCGATTGTTCTCCTGACTTCTTCACAGACACTAACAAACAAAACTCTAACAAGTCCAGTTATAAATACTGGGATAAGTGGAACTGCAGTATTAGATGAAGATGATATGTCATCTAATTCAGCCACACAAATTGCAACTCAACAATCAATTAAGGCTTTCGTTGAAGCGGTGGAGTCAAGAACAAGGGCATTTGCAATAGCCATTGGTGCTGGACTTTAATTATAACTAAATAGTATAAAAGGATTTAACATGGCTATACCAACTTCAAAATCTACATTTAAGGAATATTGTCTAAGAAATCTTGGAAAAGGTGTAATTGATATTAATGTAAGTGATGACCAAGCAGATGATAGAATAGATGAAGCATTACAATATTTTGCACAATATCACTATGATGGTATTGAAAAAATGTATTTAAAATATCAAATCACACAGGAAGATGTTGACAGAGCCGCGAGTAATGATACAACATCTGCAACTGATACAGTAGATAATACAATAACAGCCTCTTTTACAGAAGGCAAAAATTTTATACCAATGCCATCCGCAGTTATTTCAGTTTTACAGATATTTCCTTTTGATGATATTGCAACAAATAATATGTTTGATATTCGTTATCAATTAAGACTAAATGATTTATATGATTTTAGTTCTACCTCTGTGATACACTATCAAATGACCATGCAACATTTAGATTACTTATCACATATTCTTGTAGGTGAAAAACCAATTCGTTTTAATCAACACCAAAATCGCTTGTACATAGATATGGATTTTGCAAATGATATTTCTGTGGGTGAATTTATAATCATAGAGTGTTACAGAAAATTAGACCCAAACACTTATGTTGATATCTATGATGACATTTATTTAAAAAGATATGCAACAGCTTTAATTAAAAGACAATGGGGTGCAAACCTCTCAAAGTTTACTGGTGTTCAACTACTTGGTGGAGTTGAAATGAATGGTGCAGAACTATATTCACAAGCACAACAAGATATAGAAAGATTAGAAGAACAAATTCAGTTGTCGTATGAACTTCCTCCAGAATATATGATGGGATAAACTCATGGCAGTAAATAGTATATTTCATACAAATAACTTAACCTCTATTTCTACAGAGAGAAATTTATATAAAAATTTAATTAAAGAAGCCATTCAGATATATGGCCATGATGTTTATTATGTAAATCGTACTACTGTTGCACTAGATAATGTTTTAGGTGAAGACTCTATATCTAAATTTACCAGACAACACCCTATAGAAATGTATGTAGAAGATAATACAGGATTTGGTGGTGATAAAGAAATCATAAATCAATTTGGTTTAGAAAATCGTAACGAGGTTACTTTCGTAGTTTCTAAAGAACGATTTCAAGAAATGGATAGTCAAATTACATTAGAAGATGGAACAGATACAACTGGCGGTTCTATACTTTTAGAAACAGCAAGCATAGACCAATCATCTAGTTCAACTACTTTAACAACTATTCAAGGTGATAATAATTTTTACATATTATTAGATACAACACCAACTGATGCAGATAGACCATTAGAGGGAGATTTAGTTTATCACCCAGTATTTGAAAAAATGTTTGAGATAAGTTTTGTTGATGATGATGAACCTTTTTACCAACTTGACAATAAAACAGTATATAAATTAAGATGTAAACAATTTGAGTATAGTTCAGAGGCACTTGATACTGGTATATCAACTATTGATGCAATAGAAACAGATTTAACTACAGATACAAGAACACATCAGTTTACATTAGAACAAACAACTGCTTACAATGAAAGTATTGCACTTGAGTTTAACACAAATTTTACATATACAGATTCATTATTAATGGAAGATGATGATGTTGTGGTTCACGAAGATGACTCAAGTTCAATAGGAACAAACATTCTTCTTGAAAATGCAGCCGATACTGGTGATGATGCATATCTAATTCAAGAAACCTATATAGTAGGAGATGCAGATACAGATAAGACTGCACAAAACGAATTATTTGACACACTTGATGATACAGTTTTAGATTTTTCTGAATCAAATCCATTTGGTGATGCTGGGAGTTTATAATGTTAGGACAACAATTTTACCACGAAACAGTTAGAAACGTAATCGTTGCTTTTGGAACTATGTTCAATAATATACAGATAGTTCGTAAAGACAACTCTGGAACTATTATTCAATCTATGAAAGTACCATTGGCATATGGGCCTAAACAAAAGTTTTTAACTCGTTTAGACCAAGACCCATCTTTATCAGCTGCCACTGCAATTACCTTACCAAGATTAGGTTTTGAGATTGGAAGTCTTACATATGACACAGCTAGAAAGATGAATCGTGTACAAAAATTTAAAAAAGTAAAAAGTTCCAGTTCAAATGCTAATAAACTGGACACACAATTTATGCCCGTTCCATATAATATGGATATCACATTGTATGCCATGGCAAAAAATTCTGATGATGCTTTACAGATTGTAGAACAGATATTACCATTTTTTCAACCAGACTACACACTCACACTTAATGATATGGCAGACATGGGTATTAAAAGAGATGTGCCTATTATATTAAATAGTGTTTCATATGAAGATAACTATCAAGGTGATTTTGAAAGTCGTAGAGCAATAATTTATACTATGGCATTTACTACAAAGTTTTATCTCTATGGCCCAGTTACATCTTCAAGTGTTATCAAAACTGTTCAAGTAGACCAATATACAGACCTACCTCCAGTTTCACCAACAAGAGAGCAAAGATATACAGCTACACCTAAACCTACTACTGCAGCTGCAGATGATGATTTTGGTTTTAATGAAACAAGTGCTTTCTTTGAAGATGCTAAAAACTTTGATTCAAAAGACGGAACGGATAAGTAATTATGAAAGACCCATTTGCAGAAGTAGATAAAGCTCTAGGAGTTTTTGACCCAGTAGAAACTGCAATCAGGGAGAACAAGATTACAGTTCCTAGAACTATTCCTAAAAGTGATGCAGATGATATCGAAAATGATTATAAATATCAGCGAGAAAATTTTTACAATCTTGTTGAAAGAGGTCAAGATGCAATTGAGGGTATACTAGAGATTGCTAAA